GACACCATGCATCTCCTGTACATTGTAGTAATCAAACAAGTCTACTGCATTGTTACCAATGAGCAGAACAAATTGAGCGTAGTATATAACTTCCATATGCGAATTGATTATATAGCTATATTCCCTCTGCACTCAGTTGTAAGGTAGGTAGTCATTTGATCCTTATCTCAACTGCTCACCCTTGGGAAGTGAGTTATGGTGCATTAAATATGGTCAGGTTCTCACCCTGACCGTATCCCCCATTCTGCTCGGCTAAGAGACAAGACAGACCCAGGGATTCTCATTATGTACTGTGTTGAGATCACGCCAGTAACTTACTGGATATTTACCCGGTTAAAGAAAGGGTAACAATACTACTGTCTTGTATCTACACTGGACAGTCCCGCGCCAGTAGCTTACTGGATAGGTATTACAATTTATATAGCGGAGTATATACTCAAAGCCGCTGTAACCACCACCAAAACAATATAAAGCCGGGTTAAGCAAGATACTCATTAGATATCTCTACTATATATACCCCTATACCTATAATAGATAGTAACCCAAAGAAAAATGCATAAAGCGGGTGGGTAATACATGCATAGTATAAACCCTTATCCCAAAAGATGACTGAAATAGCAATCGCGGGTAGTATGTATACTAAACAAGTAAGTACTATATAGGAGAGTACTATAAGGAAGAGCTTAGATAGTTGTTCAAACATGTTTATGTGTGTGTTTGGTTAATGTACTGATTTCTAGCTATGTAATTTACCACAAAGAGAGTAGTAGAATTTGTAGTTTACATTTGTAGGAAGAGAAAGTGAGAGGGTTGATACCCCCTCACAATCAATGAGTTACGCCTACAATTCTTCTATTTCTGCAGGTTCATTAACACCAATCTGACCCATGTCCATCAGAGTGCCACTCATCATGAGTGCTGCAATCTGTGTACTGAGTGTAACGGCTAGGTGCGGGAACTTTTCTGCCATAGCTTGTAGTGCATCTACCTCTGTGCTGTTAACACTGAAACCAATCTTACCATCTTCACGCACATAATGGTTCAACTTAGCCTCATTACCAATGAACTCCCTGCTATGGAACAGAGGTACACCATTCTCCTCACGGTAATAGTTAGTACCATCCTGATTCTTGAAGCGCTTATACAACGCAATCTCTTCAGGAGTAGCACCTACTACACCATAGCGGAACATTGTGCGCAATACTTTCTTTGCAACACCATTCTCTACAACAGGCAAACCGTTGCTGTCAGTTACATTACTCAACTTCTTGTAACTGTTAATCAATTGTACTTTCATAAGATTTATACTATAAGGATTTAATTATTTACTATACCTGTAATACCTGCTATACCTGCTTAACCTGCAAATACATTTAGTATCATTAATTACTGATAATGAAGTGTTTAAAGGTACAAGAGATTGCTGTAAAGAGCAGAGTAGTAGCTACCCGTATTCCTGACATCACCTACAAAAACCTACTACCTGCAACACCTTCAGTACCAAGCAATCATTACACATATGATGAAGTGTTTAAAGGTATAAGATTATAAAAGGGATGAGCCGAAGCCCACCCCCTATACCCTAATCAGAAGGGCTCATTCTCCTCATCATCAGTCTCAGGCTCAGGTTCCACTGCCTTGGCAGGCTTGACCCCTGCCCCTAATATCCTGTTCAGGAGTGAGTCACCAACAGCCTTCATGAGCGCTGGGCTTTGTTCTGCCAATGATTCAAGGTCATCAATGGCTTCGGTATCAATGAACCAGTTGCCATTCTTGCCCCGCTTCAGTTCAGCAGTACCGCCAATAACCTTGCGCCATGAGTAAAATCTGAGGTCACCATTTTCGGCAACCATGCCACCAGGATTGGTTTTGGCTAAGGTGTCTTTCTTGAACACTGCCATATCAGCGCTATCACCTGTGACCAGGTATACATAGCGTCTAGCAGTTTTTTCAGAGTTGTCCTTGAATTTGCGGGTCATCTTGAAAGATGAGATTTGTGTGATGTGTAACATAAGTATAAGTGTATAAAAGTTTGCATGTAATAAAGTGTTTAAGCGTAGAAAAAAAGGGAATACAGCTGTGTATGTACCCCCTTGCTTACCCGCTATCACCTGGGATTTATATGTTATTGATTATGAAGTGTTTAACCATAGAATCTAGAGCATTAGCTCAGAGCCGTACCCCATACCAAACCAACCCCCATTTTCCTGAAACCCAGTCGTAGCAAAGGTTTCAGCTTAACTGATTGATTATCAGTATACTTGTCTCATAATTCCACCGTTGAAACACCAGTAAAACCGTTGAAAAACAGAAAAAGGGAAGAGCTATTGCAGCTCCTCCACTTTATGGTAAGCAGTCACCACAGATGTGGGACGCTCACAGTTAGGGTTGACACATTCAACTGTCTCCATATGGTAGAGACCATTGAATGTTCTACCGAATCCTTCAACCATTGGTTGAGCACAGCAGTTACAATTCATGAGTATTAAGTTATTCCTTATTAAGTGTTTAACTACAAAAAAGGGACACACCTAAGTGCATCCCCTTTCCATTAGAACCCATGCTCTGTATCTGCTATATCATCCACATCATTTAAGATTGCTTCAGCCATTGCTCTGCGCACATGGTCTGACCATAGCTCAAGCTTATTCCAAGTTTCCCTAGACATGGTATCATGCCCCCAGTTGTTCCTAGAATAGCAGACTTCATCTTTGAACCTATCATAGGATGCATAGGTTAGTTTGATAGGCTCATCCTTGTGCCCTAGTCTGAGCTTATCACCTGTACATATTTCAGGTGCCTGATATGTACCGTTAAGGATTTCAATGGCAACAGTTGGGTTACCTGTTTGATTTAAGACATCCATTAGTGTAATGAGGTCTGTTTCGATTTTGATTGTTGATACTGACATAATTGTGTGTATTAAGTTATTGAATATAAAGTGTTTAAACATAAAAAAAGGGGAGCCTGTTAAGCCCCCCCCATTTGCTATAAGCCTCCTTCATCAATGTCCATCCAGTCATCTTCTGTTCCTGGATAGGTTTCATTGAATTCATTGGCCATCTCTCCACGTAGTTCAAACTCTCGGTCAAACTCTCTATGAAGATTCCTTGTAGGCAATTCTATCTCTAAGGTTGCAAGTGCATCCTGTAAATAGAATAAGGTTTCCCTGCATGTGCCTAGGAATGTAGCCTGCTCTCTAATGCTGTAGTTAGTAGGATTAGTGAGTAAGCTATTGAAGAATGTCTCCTCTTTCAGCTTGATGTAAGCCTTCTGTGATTCAATTTCATTCTTCAGTTGTTGTTTAGCCTTGTTGGCATTGTTCTGCATTAATTCTTTAAGCATGTTATTTGGGTTTTAAATTGCTCTATATGAAGTGTTTAAGCATATAAAAAGGGGACTATGCCCCTATTTCTTATTGATAATCTATGGTTATCCTGTGTCTTATAGATGTATCATCTTTCTTGACCTCGAGGTAATCTACATCCATAGTATGGTTACCCTTGTGCTCTACATGTATATCCCTAATCAATGACTTTGGGTGTAGTTGCTGTAATCTCCTTGCTATTATATCTCTCATAGTTCTATTTATTTGATTATCAAGTGTTTAAAAAACAAAAGGGGATTACTCCCCTATTGCTATTAGATGGTCTACACATGCTATTGTGGAAAGCAGTGATACAAAGAACATCACTGCATCATATGCGGGATGACATATGCATGCCATATACACATTGATGTCAAGCATTACTATGCTAGCCATAACAGCAGGCATGATGAAGAATGTAAGGAAGACAACAGCTATCTTCCATGTAAGTGAGAATATCTTTTTCATATGATTTATTATTTACTATTATTAAAGTGTTTATTATCTATCAAAGATGAAATGCCCTAGAAGGGCAAATCATCATCATCTTCATCACGTGGTTCATGTGCATGCACTATCTCGCGCAATATGTAGCAATTACCACACTCTGAATCAAATTCATATTCAATGTCGAAGGAGTCAAGACCACCACCATCATCATAGTTAGGTACTCTCCACTCATGAACAAGAACAGGTTGACCACAGGTGCACAAGGGATGACAAACATTTTCCATAGCTTTAAATTTTAATTTCTATCTGATAAAGTGTTTAAGCCTCTCAAACACATAGGGGGTACCCCACACTCTGGCAATGGGTGGGGGTTGGTTTTATATACACCCCTCTCTCCGCATTACATATACAAAACCTGTATCCCTGCCTCTGCAATCTCCGAATAAAATCCCCATACCCGGGGGTCATATCCCGGGGATTATTTGTATATTTGTAGTATAATAAGTATATTATAGTATGCCTACAAGAACTGGTTTTATAAATACTACTACCTTTGAGGGTGTGTTAGAGGCGGGGGTCACCGATGTATTTTTTGGATATGCCGGTGGACCCACTAGTGTTACTAAAATTACCCTTACCAATCCTACTGTGTCTGTTACCCTAAAGCTTAGTATTAATAGGACTGATGGTAATAGTGTACAGGTGTATAGTTACACGCTTGCCGCGGGGGATGTTTTGGTAGATACTTTTGGGTATAGACTAGGATACAATGATACTATCGCCATAGATAACTCTGATGATGGTACTGTATGTGTCGTTAATGCAACTTATACACCCTCTAGAACATAATGTCAGAATTTTCAATAAATAACCCCAATGGATACCAGTCTGGGGGAAGTAGTTTTCGTGTCTATGGTGCTGATGGTAGATTAAAGTCTATTGGTGCTGGGGGCGGGGGTGGTGCTACCTGGGGAACCATTACCGGGGACATCCTGAACCAGACGGATCTTATTAACTACATCAGTTCACAGACTGGTAGTGGGTTTGTACCTGAAAGTAGGACAATTACCATTAATGGAGTTACGCAGGATCTGACTGCTAATCAAGTCTGGTCATTACCTACCGGGGGTACAGTTACAGACGTAACAGGTACGGGGAGTGTAAAAGGACTTACTCTTACAGGGACAGGAACAGGATCCGTTACCCTTACTCTTGGTGGATCACTAGTACTAGTTGCTTCTGATATTACTACGGCACTTGGGTATACCCCGTATTCTGATACCAACCCAGCAGGGTTTATAAATCAGACCACCGCGGATGGACTATACTATCCACTAAGCTCTAACCCTAGCAACTATGTTACATCTAGTTCCTTAACTACAATACTAAGTAACTACCTGACTACATCTGCAGCAGCTAGTACTTACCTGACAATTGCTAATGCTGCTACCACATATCAGCCAATCTTTACTACACAGAATGGTTTGACATATGGAGCAGGGTTGCTAAAACTTGGTGGGGCACTAACCGAAGATACAATTATAGCTGGGGCAGCTGGTGCATATAATTTATATCTACAAAGACTCAAGGAGTTAAAGTTAGAGGCTTCTGATGGGTCAAATTCAACAGAGATAAATCTGACTCTAACTGAGATGCAGGTTAAGACTCCCCTATACTCAAGTAAAACTACAGGAGATGTTCTTACCCTTAAGGATCCAGCTACAGGGGAGGTAGAATTTGAAACACCAACCGGTGGCGGAGGTATTCCATTTGGCACAGCAAGCGGAACTGATACCTACACAGCAAGTATAGGAACAGCTACTACATACACAGACGGAGATGCATATATTGTCCGGTTTACAAATGGAAACACGGATGCTGCTACTTTAAATATCAATTCAATTGGGGCTGTGCCTTTGTACCGCAACAATGATGGAGCTTTGATTGGTGGGGACATTTGGGATGGTGGAGAGATGCTCTGTATTTATAACGCGGTTCTTAGCGGATTTGATTGCATTGGAACCTCTCCAAACTCTTTGTTCGCCTACGTGACCAATGATCAGGGGGCGACCATTACAAGGGGTCAGGCGGTTATTGCATTTGGTGGCACAGGAAACCGAATCACGGTTAAACTTGCCCAAGGAAACAATGATGCTAATTCAGCTCAGACAATTGGATTTGTTTTCTCTACTTCTATAGCCGCTAACCAGAAGGGTATAATCATCATTCAGGGATACTTTACTGACCTTAGTTTATTCCCAACAGCAACATGGAATGACGGAGATCCCGTATACTTAAGTCCAACAACACCTGGAGGGGTAACTAAAACTAAACCTTACGCCCCTAACCACTTAGTATATCTTGGTGTTGTAGCAACAGCTAATAATGGTAGTGCTGGTAGGATGTATGTCCGTGTACAAAACGGGTATGAGTTAGATGAGTTGCACAATGTACAGGCACAGACTCCAAGTCTTAATGATACCTTGTGGTATGACAACTCGGTTTCTCCGGGTCAATGGAAGACTGCGTCTATTCCTACCATCTTGGGTTACACCCCTGCTAACATTGCTTCACCTGCATTTACAGGGACCCCAACAGCACCAACTGCTGCATCGGGAACTAATACAACTCAATTAGCAACTACCGAATTTGTTCAAACTGCTGTACAACAATCTTCATCACTAGTAGGTATGTTTGGAGATGGTGGATCTGGTAATGCTACTATTACTGGTTCTATATCTCTAACAAATGATGCTTACTATAATGATCTTACTATATCTGGGGGAGGAAGCATATTCCTAAACGGATTTAGATTGTTTGTAAAGGGTACATTAGACATTAGTAATGCAGGAGCTTTAGCAATTCATAACAACGGATTTTTAGGGGATGGCTCTACGGGAGTTACTGCTGGTCAGAACACAGCAGGAGGAACACTAGGCAGAGGGGGATATGGTCAAACAACAAGTGGGTGGCATTCTGGAGGTACGGGAACCAATGTTGCATACAGAGGTGGTAACGGAGGAGCTGGAGCAGCTGCAAATACTAATAACGCTGCAGCTGGGGTTCAACCTCCCGCAAGCACCCAAGCAGTTGCTGGTGGATCTGGAGGAGCTGGTGGAAAAGGTGGAAACTCGGTAGTTGGTACAGGAGGAGCAGGAGCTGTAGGTCAAACAACCTCAGCAGTCCCAGCTGTTGTTTATATTAGAACTTTTGTAAATGATTTAGGACGTATACAAACTATTAGACAATCTACTAATGCAATTACTACAACTACAACACCTGCAGCAGGGGGATACCACGGAGGTGGAGGAGGAGGTGGTGGTTCATCTACAGCTTTAGCTGGAGGTGGAGGATCTGCCGCAGGAGGTGGGGGTGGTAACACTATTGTTTATGCAAGACAAATTGTAGTTGGATCATCAACTAATGCATCAGCTATAGCAGCAAGAGGTGGAGATGGGGGAAGTAGTACGTATACCCCAACTACCAATATTGGTGGTGGAGGTGGTGCAGGTGGGGGAGGTGGAGGATATATCTATCTTGTATACGGAACAATAACAGGAGGATCCTACACATTTGCTTCTGCTAACGGTGGAACAGGAGGCAATGGAGGTAATGGTAATGGAACAGGGTTAGGAGGACAAGGTGGAGCTGGAGGTTCAGGAGGTAGAATTACTGCTATCTCATTGGGATATAATACTGTAACTGTTGTTGACGGAACTGCTAACTTAGGAGCTGTACCTGCTATACCAGCAACCACAGCTGGTAGCACAGGTGGCGCAGGAGGAACTTGCACATTCTCATCATAAAATGGAAAGGATAATAATGACATGCAGTGTATGCTCTACAGAGTTAGGGTATATAGATGTTGAGGTAGTAACCCCCAACTTATTTCAGACATATATATGCGGGGTTTGTACTAATTTAGTACCGGACGCAAATAGTCCTATTGAACCTATTCCAGACCCAATTATACCAGAAGAATCTATAATCCCAGAATATGAAAATTAACTCGGTAAAATTCAAAGACAAAAAGTCTTTTGAGAAAAATAAAAAGAAGTCTAATGTTCTAGAAATACATGAGCCTTTTGGTATTATTGTATTTAAAGATGAAACTGAAGTTGCCCCTGATACAGCTAAAGTATCGCAGAGCAATCAAGTAGATGCATCATTAGACCAGATCTCCACAGGTCTTGCTATAATCATAGCAAAAAATCATGGTGAAGCAACTAACTACTTTAAACTCAATGGAATAGTAGTTAAAGAATCCTATGAAACAACCAAAACTTTTTTTGTTGAGGTTCCCGATTTTGTGTCATTTGATTCTTTCTACGGAAGTCTTATGTCTACTGGTATTTTTATCAGTGTGGAACCAGACTACATTGTACCAATGGCGATAGATGCTGAGACAGTATACAACGGTCACTGGCATCTTCCTAATATGAAAGCTGCTGAAGCATGGTCTATTTTACCAGTAGATGGTATGGGAGAAGTTGCGGTACTAGACATTGCTTGTGAAACTGGACATGAGGATTTGCAAGGTGCACTTAGTCCATTATCATGGAACTGTGTTACAGATACTGCTGATGTAAACCCTATCAGTGAGTATGAAAATCACGGCACATCCTGCACAGGAGTTATTGCCGCAGTATGTAATAATAATATTGGTACAATGTCCCTAGGTAACAATAAACTTAAAGTTCAATTCTTACATATTGGATATGACAGCACATCAGGTGGAAGTTTTAGAACATCAGATACTATTGTAACTAGAGCGGTTAATAAAGCAATTGCTAACCCAAAATGTTATGCCATATCTATGTCATGGGGTGGAACAGGTAACTACCCAGTATTTGTAAATGCACTAAATACAGCTAAAACTGTAGCTAGAAATGGTAAGGGTATTCCAATCTTTGCCTCTAGTGGTAATCAAAACAATTCTAACTTTACACAAAACCCTGCTGCATATCCTTCTGTAATGGCAGTTGGTGCATCTACATCTACAAATACTAGAGCATCATTTAGCAACTACGGACCAAAAACATTTGCAGCTGCACCTGGTGTTAGTCTGTGGACTGTAGATAGAACAGGTGCATCAGGTTATGGTCCTGATTCATACAAAGGATTCTCAGGTACATCAGCATCTTGTCCAGCAATGGCTGCAGTAGCCGCTGCTGTTCTTGTAAAGAATCCTGATCTTACAGAAAGTCAAGTAAAGGATATTCTGAAAAACTCATGTAGAAAAACAGGTGGATATGTATACAATGCTGATGGTTGGTCATCTGAACTAGGCTATGGTGTGGTAGATATGTTTGCTGCTGTAACTCAAGCAGCTGGAACAGATCCTGGAGATCCAACTCCTGGTCCAACTCATAACTATTATGGTACAGTTTCTAGTCAAAGCACAGTGCAACAAGGTTCTATTGTCAATGTAACCTATTCTGTAATTGCAGATAAACCAGTTACCTCAGATACTGTAGTACCAGTGTTGTTGTCATTTAAGCGTGCAGATAATGCAAGTTTAAACTTTTACACAGGTAGTGTAACTGTTCTTGCTGGACAAACCTCTGTATCTGCAACTATTCCTTACACAGTTCCTAATACATTTAGTGGGGTGTGTCAGTTTGTTCTTACTGTAGATCCTAATAACTTTGTTCAGGAAACTAATGAGAATGATAATGTAGCAATGACTTCTATCAATGTTACACTCCCTCCTGCTCCAACTGAGGGTGTAGATCTTGGTGTAAAAATCAATAGCTACGAGTTTCTTGATGCTACAAGAGTAAGAATTAGATACACGTTTACAAATGCAGGAAGCGTTGATGTTCTTAATCTAAAAGCTACTGCTGGATTTGATGGCAGACCAGCAACTACATGGACTAGAACCGAAACCTACAAACCAGGTACTAGCAAATCAATGGCTTCTGTGTTTCCATCAAATATGTGGGGAACACTTCCAAATACCTTCCGTATTAAAATTACACAGGTAAATGGAATATCTGATACCAATGTATCTAATAATGAATCATCAATACTTGTAAAAGTTCTATAATGAAAAGCGTAATTAAAAAACTTATTTACCGCCTCCAGCTCTATGATGGAGTATGGAGTGTTCCTGTAGCTTTTCTAGCTTTTTTTCTAGCTGGTAGATACGGGTATGAATACTTTGGAGATGCACTGATATCTACAGAGTATATCCAGATAGTATTTATGGCTGCACTAATTCTGATCTTTGCAAACTTTGTTGTGTTCCTTGGGATCAACTTCAACTTTAGAAGTCTGCAGAGATACTTCTATTCTGATGAAATTAAAGAACAAATTAAAAAAGAACTAACGGTATGGCAAAGAATAAAGTTATATCTATTTGTTTACTTTTTATTCTTAGTATTATTCCTCTTTATAGTGTGGTTGCTAATGACGGTTACTGTGTCAGAGTTACCGCCAACTATTATGTCGGAGTAAGAGAAAAAGGTGGTAATAATAAAGGATTTACAGATAGAGATTTAAGGAATAAACTAGCTGCAGTAGGGTGGAAACCGGGGTATGCTTGGTGCTCTTTCTTTGTTATGGCTATGCTTGATGAGTGTAATGTACCACACACTATTACAGGGTGGTCACCAACTGCATACAATAAAAAGGATGTAATCTTTACTAATGGTTCATTTTATAAAACCTTTAGTTCAGGAGATGTTCTTGTAATGACCTTAAGTTATAATGATGGAAGAGGTAGATATAAAAATATAGGTCACACAGGGATAGTAGATGCTGTTGGTAAGTACTCAGTCAGGACAATAGAAGGAAACACTAATGAGAGGGGAACCAGGGACTCTAGATCTGGTGATGGGGTATATGTAAAGATTAGACCACTAAACAAAAACCTACATATAACAAGATGGAAAAAAAGAAGTTAATAAAACTAGGCTCATACATTTTGGTAATAACTGTCATAGGTATTATCATGATCCTATCCTTCAAAGGATGTAAGAGTAAGCCTGCTCAAAACCCTGCAGTTACAAGACTAGAGACTCTTAATGATAGTCTGCTTAAAGTTATAGACAAGAATACAAAAGCAGCTAATGAGTTGTATCTTAAGATAGACTCTTTAAACTTCCGTTCAGACACAATCATACAAAAACAGTACACAGTAAATAAATACTATAAAGATGAGATATACAATATTCTTAATGCTGATGACCCTACTTCAAATAAGCAGTTTAGGTCAACGCTCCAAAAGTCAGACTCCCTCCTTAAATCCGGATTTTACTCCAAGACTTACGACCTACGACCTACAGTTAATGAACCTAAACTTCGCTAGCATGATGTACTGGTACAATACATCTATGGAAATAGATAGTTTGTATCAGCTGGAGAAGCTTAAAGTTCATTACTATTCTAAGATTACAGGTATCCAGGCTAACAGCTATGAACTTCTGCAGCAAATCTATGAGAATAAGCAGGCTATTGAGAAAGCTATAGCACAGGAAAAGGAGATGCAAATCAAAGATCTTAAGAAGAGAAACAGGAAACTTATAGCACAAAATCTAGGTCTGACCATAGGTATAGCAGGGCTAACATTTAGTACAGTTTATTTTGCTTTGTTGTAAGTTTTTTTAGTATATTAAATATATATATTTGTTTGTAATCTTATGGAACCAGGAGCAGTATTCTTCGAGACAAGGGATGTAATTACTATAGTAGTTGGAGTGGCATCACTGTCTGGTCTTTATTACACACTTAAGAGATCTGTTGATAGATTAAGCACTAATTTTAGTAATATGCAAGAGAATCACTCCCGGGACATGGTTAACCTAAACCAATCTCTTAAAGAAACTAAAGAAGACTTTAGTAAAAAAGAACAGAATATCCATACCAGGATAGGTGAACTAAGGGAGGAACAGAAGTCTGCAAGTGAAAGACTAGATATTAAAATTGATGCTATATCCTCTTCTGTCAATTCAATGAATGCAGCGCTAGCTGAACTTACAGGATATTTAAAAGGAAAGAAAGATTGAGTGCTGTCTGCACTTATGTGTGGTTCTGTGTTTTGTTATAATTGTTTACTTTTAAGTTGTTGAGAAAACCCTTAGAAACGTCTAAGGGTTTTTATTTAACTTTTGGAAGTTTAAACTTCTTTGTATATATTTGCGTGAACATAAACTTAAAATAATGGATCAAACATTTATGACAGATGAGGATGTAGCTCAAGGTATTGAGCTTACCCCCGAGCTTATTGCAGCTAGAAAACAAGAGATGTTGGACTTTTATAAAGAACAGATTGACTTTATGCAAGTGCAGCTAGAGTTTGAAAAACTAGGTGCTGATATTGAGGAGCACCGTCTGAGAAGACTTGTAGCAATGGTGCGCCAAGCTCAAATCCAATCTCCACAGGAACCTCAAGAACCTGGAGAAGAACCAGAAACTTCAGGACCTTCTGGAGAAAAAAAGAGATCACTGAAGAAGTCTTAATTGCTAGCTTAAACCAACATGGCAATCGTTAATCAAGTACAGAAAAGAATACGCATGGAGATCTGGGACATTACTAAGTTCCAGATTGCTGTGCATTGTCAGTTAAAAGACATACCTGTTTCTACTCTTGATCTAAATTGCCTAACCCTGCTAGCTTTATCAGGTGAACGTGAACTTACAGATTTTTGTCAGGCTGCTGCTGAGAAGGAGATTTTTGGCAGCAGCCAATCTGTAAGGAATGCACTTACAAAGGCTGAAAAAAGAAACCTTATTATAAAACAGGGTAAGGGTAAGAAGAAGATTAAGATAAGTCCAGACCTAAAGATCCAGACTGAAGGAAACATACTGCTTGACTATAAAATTGTACGCATTGAATCCTAAGAAGTTTAGAAATATACTAGATGAAATTGCTAAAGATCTTGATTGTGATAAACAGTTGATGTCAGATGTAATGGACTTTTACTGGTCTAACGTTAGAAAAAGCATGCTTACTATAGCTTATCCTAGAATAAATATAGAAAGTTTAGGTATGTTTAAACTAAAACCTAAAGTTCTAGATAAGACAATATTTAAGTACAAGGTATCAATGGCTGGATTTAAAAATCCGGATTTCTCTAAGTATCTAAGGTATCAGAATCTTAAGGATAGACTAGAGATATTAGAACGTGCCGCTGAACAGCTTAAGGCTGAAAGAGATAGACATAAAAAAATAAAAACCGACAGATATGGCAACATTACTAGAAGTATGGAAGAAGAAGGGAAAGATTCTTGAAGGGATCAAGAACTCTATATTTAAAGATGAACATGTTGAAGAAGTTGCGCAAGCAAGGGATAAAATATGTCAAGAATGCCCTAATATTGACAGAAGCGGTGACAAGTGTTTTGCTCCCGGAACTCAGCCCTGTTGTGGGGTATGTGGTTGTTCACTCAAGTTTTTACAGAGGTCTCTTTCATCTAAATGCGAAGCGGACAAGTGGCAAGCTGTCCTATCAAGTGAAGAGGAAGAGGATTTACTTAAGAAAATTGAAAAGGATGTCAGTTAAATTTCTACCACAGGAACACAAATATGTAAGCATTGATCCATCTGAAAACATTCAATGGACAAGCGTTACAAGTGTAATTTCTAATTTCAAAGAGCATTTTGATGCTGATGCTATAGCTGAGAAGTCCTCTAAGAATAAGAAGAGTAAGTGGTATGGTATGACTCCAGAAGAAATAAAAGAAGCTTGGAAGAATGAGTCAGATAGAGCTATTACACTAGGTACCTGGTACCATAACCAAAGGGAATCAGATATACTTGATTGCGATACTATCAACAGAGATGGCTTTGATTTAAAGATTGTCAAGTCTGTAGAAGTTGATGGATTAAAGACAGCCCCTAAGCAAAAGCTCCAGGATGGTATTTATCCAGAGCATTTTGTGTATTTAAAATCAGCCGGTGTTTGTGGACAATCTGATAGGGTAGAGGTGGTTAATGGCAGAGTTGATATCTATGACTACAAAACAAATAAAGAGATCAAGAAGGAATCGTACAAAAACTGGGAAGGCATATCTAAAAAGATGCTTCATCCAGTATCTCATCTTGATGATTGTAACTATAATCACTATGCTCTTCAGCTTAGTCTATACCTCTATATAATTTTAAAGCACAACCCAAAGCTAAAACCAGGAAAGCTTTGCCTAGATCATGTGATATTTGAAGATGATGGTCTTGATGCTAAGGGTAACAAAATACATAGACTAGACTTAGAAGGGCACCCTATTATAAAAAATGTTGAGAGATATGAGCTACCTTATTTAAAAACAGAGGTCATATCTATAATCAATTATCTAAATGATCCTTCAGCTTAATCCAATGATCCCTATTAAAAGGGTATCAGATAATATGGAAGGCTACGCTTTCTTAGTTATAGACTACAGCCAAGAGCATGATTTATTATTTACCTGTGCTATGGATGATGGAGAGATATGGACACTAAATAATAAAGAACTAAGATTTTGTAAGAATATAAGCTTAGACAGAAAATGATTGTAAAACTATTTGATATACAAAATGGGATTGTGATACCAACAGAACACTGTTACACACTCACAACCCTTAAGAAAATAATGGATAACCATCCGGATGACTACCTTAAGATATACCAGTATATATTTTATATGACCTGTCCAAATCCTGATACAAATCCCTTTTTTAACATTTCTGAACTTGATAAAGAAGAAGTAATTTTAGCTGAGATTGATGCTGACTTTTCTACTGATGATCCAGATATAATTGGAGCCCTTAAGTTTTGCTCTGATATGTATGAGACACCTACATCAAGAGCATACAGAGGTATTAAACAAATGCTAGATAAACTAGCAACTTACATGGAAAAAACTGAAATAACACATGGTAGAGATGGAAACATTAACTCACTTGTCAGTGCAGCAGCAAAATTTCAACAGATCCGCGAGAGCTACAAAGGTGCCTTCAAAGACCTCCAGGACGAGCAGAAAAGTCAAGTCAGAGGAGGACAAGGACTTGCATACGACCAGCTATAATGGGAAGTTCTTTGTAATTGATTTAGAGATATACAATGCTAATGTATTAGTTAGCATTGAACAGGATCAGGAAGATGTAGTCCTAGCTTTAGTAGAACATGGGGTTATACCATCACTAGAAAGTCCTGCTCTTAAAATGTACATGGAGCCTTTTATGGATATGAAGTCTACTAATTTGGCCAGGACTGCCATGTATGAGAATGGTGTGATAGCTATCAGGCTTACGCACTTTGATGAAAATGATATTGATGATATGGCTACACTTGTACATGAGCTATCACATGTATGCATGTATACATTTGAAAGAATAGGTATGCCACACAATGGAGACACAGATGAAGCATATGGTTACCTTATAGGTTTTTTGACAAAGAAGTTCTTTGAGAATGTGAGATAACTCCTATCTTTATAGTATGGCAAAGACAAATATTGAAAAGACCCCACCTAAGGGAGAGATAAAGTTTTCAATAACTTTATCAGAAGAGCAGAAGAGAGCTAAAGAACTGATTATCAGTACGCCATATAACTTCTTGATAGGGTATGCTGGTAGCGGTAAAACTTTAGTGGCAGTGCAAATTGCCCTAGATCTTTACTTCAAAAGGCAAGTAAATAAGATTATTATAACCAGACCTACAGTATCTACTGAAGATAATGGGTTTCTTCCTGGTTCTGAGAAGGAAAAAATGGAACCCTGGTTGGTGCCTATTAAGTCTAATATGAGAAAGGTCTATGATAAACCAGACATCTTAAATAAGATGGAAGAGGAAGGTCACATAGAACTAGTATCTCTTAGTCACTTTAGAGGAAGAACATTTGAGAATGCTGTTTGTATAGTGGATGAGTTTCAGAACTTAACTAAAGCACAGCTACAAATGTGTGTAGGTAGATTAGGTAAGGGTTCTATTATGATTTTCACTGGGGATATGCAGCAGATAGACCTTAAGATAAAGAGTGAATCTGCTATCCATGATATTCCCAAAATAGAAAAATCACACTTTGTAAATAAAATTATTCTTACAGAGAACCATAGACACGAGGCTCTAAATGAGATACTTAAGCTATTAAATGAGTACTGAAATCTACGAACATATACCCACTTTTGATAATGGAGAATGGACCTACACAGACTTTGAAAGTAGAAAACACTTCTATGAATTCTGCCTGTCAATCTTTAAAGAACCTGGGGAATATGAATTTGATGAAGTATCTAAACTGTTTAATGAACAAGCACGACTGTTTAATAAAAACGGCATTTATTGCACAGCACCAGCTGGAACTAAAGACTTTATAAAGTACTGGGAAACAGAAAAAGAGAAATGTAGAAAGGGTGTAATCTATAAGTCAGGTACCAAAAATTGGTACATCAGCCGTGACTACTACATGTGGTTAAACTTCCTTCCTATCTTTAACAAAGAGACTCAGAAGTACGGTTTTGCTGATGTTAGGGATGCCCAGTACCACATGGCTTTGTATGAAATACTTGCTGAGCTAGACTATAAACACTGTGCTATTTTAAAGAAACGTCAGATTGCTAGTTCTTACTTCCACTGCGGTAAACTCATAAATCAGATATGGTTTGAGGAAGGGGTTACCCTAAAGATGGGAGCTAGTCTTAAGGACTATATAAATGAGAAGGGTAGCTGGAAGTTTCTTAATGAATACGAGTCATTCCTAAATAAACACACTGCTTGGTATAGACCGATGAACCCCAACAAAACAATGTTCTGGCAGCAGAAGATTGAGATATCTAACTTTGTAGGGGGTCAAAAGAGAAAGACTGAGATAGGTCTTAAGGGTGTAATCCAAGCAATGTCTTTTGAAAAGAGTCCAACTACTGGTGTCGGTGGTCCTACTAAATACTTCTTTCACGAGGAAGCTGGGATTGCCCCTAAGATGAATCAGACCTATGAATATCTAAGACCTGCTCTTAGATCCGGTATGATTACTACCGGTACTTTTATAGCAGCAGGTTCTGTCGGTGACTTGAGTCAGTGTGATCCTCTTAAAAAACTGATTCTTCATCCTGAAGCAAATGATATATACGCTGTACCATCTAACTTAATTGATGATAAAGGGACTATTGGTACCACTGGGCTATTTATACCAGAACAATGGTCAATGCCGCCATATGTAGATAAGTTTGGTAATTCTCAGGTAAAAGAATCATTAGAAGCTTTAGATGAATTATTTGCCAAATGGAAAAAGGAACTTGATCCTCAAGAATACCAGCTACGTATTTCTCAGCATCCTAGAAATATAAAAGAAGCATTTGATTTTAGAACATTGTCATTGTTTCCTGCACACCTAGTTACTGGGCAGATACATAGGATAGATGAGAAACTGTATCCTTATGAGTTCTTAGACATTCATAGAAATATAAAGGGTGAGATTGAAGTAGAGACTACAAGTAAATTACCTATTATGGAATTCCCGGTTACTAAAAACACCGAGGATAAAACAGGTACTTTAGTAGTATGGGAGAGACCAGTTAAGAATCCAGAATTTGGAATGTACTATGCATCTATTGACCCTGTGTCTGAAGGTAAGACAACTACCTCAGAATCACTGTGTTCCATATATGTTTACAAGACTCCG